ATAGCTAAATCAAGTGCTAATACTTCTTTCTCTGCTGCATCTGCATCTTTGAGTCTTTCTGTATACCCTTTAACTCCTGCAGTAGCACCTGTCGCAATATTACTTAAAGCGTCAGGAGATTGTCCCGCTGCTATATTAAGACCTGCTTCGATTAGTGCCATATTAGCTGCATCACCTCTCTTACCTTTAGCTCTTTCGTCAAATTCTGCTAGTCTTCCTTTAACTCGTTCAAGACCTTCATTTGTACCCATAGCATCCATGTACTCTTTTACATGGTCTTCTAAAGTTTTTTTCTCTTCCTTTGCAGTTTCTTTTTTAGGTTCTTTTTTACCATCACCTTTATCGTCTTTGTTGTTCTCTGATTCGGGGTCGCCACCAAGTTGACTAACACCATAACCAATTCCTCCTAAAGTACCAAAGTCAATTAAAGCACCTGGCTGTCTAAGGTATCCTGGTGCTGTTGCTACTGTTGGCACTAATGCATTTGGTGTTGTAACTGTTGGTAATAATGTTGATGAAGTTGATTGACCACTTGGAGCTATTTTAGTTCCTGCTGGTCTAAACAAAGGTGACATTTTATTACCTAAGTATCTTCCTGCACCCATCACTCCTCGACCTAATAAACTACCAAGACCGAGTACAGCACTTGTAACAGGAGGAACAGCTAATCCAGCAAGGGCTCCTATTGAACCATCTTCATACACAGGGTTGCTTTTACCAAATTTATTTGTAACTTCACCAACAATTCCACCTTTAGCCATCATAGCTGTACCACCTACAGCTGACTGTGGGTTAGCAGCTATACCACTAGCGGCTAGTTGTCTTGGGTCCATTTCTGTTGCTGGTGGTGGCATACTCACGCCTTGAGCTCCAGGCATCATTTGTTGAGGAGCCATAGCTCCTAAGCCCATCGCCATTGGTTGTGGTTTGTTCTCAGCTACAATTTGTTCTGCAACTGATGGGGGTGGCATTTGGTCAGCTTGAAATCTCTCTTTCATTTCTTTACGTCTTTGTAGCTCACCTAATGCAAGATATATAGGAACTTCACCCATAGGTTGTTCTACATAATTAACTAATGCGTCTGTGGGTAATCCTTTTAGTCTGTCTTGTATCTGTATAATATTCATAATTATGATAGTTGGTTATATAAGCCAAGACCCGCAATACCCAATCCACCTATTTGACTAGCCATACTAGGGGGAGGAGCATATTGTACTTGAGTTGAACCTAATGCACCTGAAGTACCACGAAGTATATTTGATTGATACTCTAGTAATGCTCTTTCGTAATCTTGTTCTTCTTTAAACTGTTGGAACTTAACATTAGCAATCTCTTGGTCTAATGCTTGTTGTTGACCTGCAGTAGCTGCTTGAGCTTTAAGTCTTTCTAAATTAGCCACTTGTTCTTGTGCACCTAATGCACCTGTAGCTTGAGCACTTTGTAATGTAGTGCCTAATCCGCCAAGACCTAAATCAGCTTGTAACTTAGCACCAAACTGACCACCTGCTTGCTCCATCTGTCTTCTTTGCATTTCAGCTTGTAAGTTTTGACCGCCAACATTTATATTAGCGGCTCTATCTCTTTCAAACTGCTGTTGAGCATTTTCAAATGCTGCTTGATTTCCTTTAGCTCTTAAGTCAGCTATTAATGCATTAGTACGTGCATTGTTTTCTCCAGTCATTAATGCTTCACGACCACCACCAAAAGTGCCTTTTCCTATTGACTGCATAGCAAATTTATTTGCGGTTATATCTCCTTGTCTTCTAGCTTCTTTTATAGCTTCTTCAGTTACTGCAGAAGTATATGGATTTGTTTCAGCTCCGCCATAGGTAAATGACGGTACATTAGTAGGGGCTTCCATCCTTAAAGTCTCTGTAGTTCCAGGAGTATAACCTAATGCTCCTGTTAGTCCTTGAGCTGCAGCAGACGTACCTAACGTATTAACATTTCCTAACGCTGTACTAGCAGCACCAAATTGACCAGGAGTCTGTAGCCCCATGACACCTTGTTGTACTGCTTGTTGTTGGGGTGTAAAACCAACAACTCTGTCACCTGTGTAAGGTACAAAATCTTTGACACCAGTTACATTACCTGAAGCGTCTGTGGTGTAAGTTTGTTGAGCTGATTGTTTCATCAACTCTTCATAGAAAGGTTGAGCATACTCAGGTAAGTTGGTTGTTACTGATTTGCTAGTTTGACTTCCTCCGCCACTACCACCACCATACTCAGATAATCCTGTAGCAGGGTTGATTGTACCTGAGCCACCTACTGACTTTAATAAGTCTGCTTCGTAATCATTAATGTGAGCTAGACGGGTGTCACCCATACGTCCTTTAGACGCAAGGTCTGTGTATAGTTGTTTAATCAACCATACTTTTAATTTATTTGGTACTAACTTTAACAACATCCGTTACTCCACTGGTAATTCATAAAATACAAACCGTTTCTTATAGCCGTATTCTTTCCACATCTTTTCCCAACCTGCTCTACCGTGTGACTCTATTTTAATACATCCGTTGTCTCTTGCAAACTTTTGTATCTTCGGTAAGCCGTCAGGCACCCAACTCTTAAAGTCTTGTCCTCCTGTAAAATGCATAACTAACATCTTTACTTGAGGGTACTCTACTACTTCTGTTATCAAAAACCCTACAATAACTTTAGTTTCAGTATCAAACGAGACCCATAACTGCTGGTCTTTTGATAACACATCTCTCATTATATCTTTTGCGGTAAATCTACCGTATGTATATTTGGCACAGTTTTTTACATACTCTTCTATCTCTGGCCAAACGTCTGCGATGTGTTCTTTTGGAACAATCGTTGCTTTCTTCAAGCTGGCATATACTCCTGTGGCATTATCTCTCTCCCTTGTTTTTCATTGCCTGTTCTGGCTTTTCTAACTCTATCCATCATAGCATAAAGTTGTTCTGCACCTGCATCTGAAGAGCCATTACCTAGCCCACTAACTACATCTGCAGGAACTACAAATTCATTTTCTGATAATGCTGCTGGTTGTTCACCATCAATACTACTTGGTATATCATCAGACATACCGTCACCCATGCCTGTCTCTAAGTAACCACCTTGTGCCATATTTAGGTCTGATTCGAAATCAGGTCTGTAAAATTCTAAAGCCTCTCCAATGCGTTTACTTCTTCCAGTATTTTTATCTTCTGCCATTTGACGTTCAAAAGTTGGTTCAGCTATATTTCTTGCATAAATTTTAGCATCAATAGCTGTTTCTAATTCTCTTCTTGAATCATCGGTTAAAAATGGACCTTGCATTCTTAGCTCTTCCGACAACTGTCCAATTTCATTATCTAATTGTCTCCTCATAATCATCATTTTATCAGCTTCTGGATAGAATGGGTCAACACCTGGTGTTCTTCTTTCTGCACCTCTCTCTATATTAAAAAAATCCATTCCAGTTTCTCCAAAGAATGGCTTATACATCAACTCCATATTACCGCCAGAAGGACGAGTGCTATCATAATCAACTCCTGCTCTACCACCTTGTGCAAATCGTGCGAAAGGTTGATTTAGTCTAAGACCTGAATCACGTGTAAGAGCATTTTGTATACCTGTAGTCATACCCAAATTTAACCTACGGTTAGGGTCGTATTTAGACATAGGGTCATCATCAGGGTTTGCATTATATTCTGGTATCATAGCTTGTCCTATTGCAGGTAAGCCAACCGCTCCTAGTTTAGCAGCACCTTTACCCGTACTACCGCCACCTAAGTTACTTAAGAATGCTTTAGGGTCTTTAAATCCTCCTGATAATGTACCTCTAGGAGCAACTGTTGGACTTATAGGATTAGAAAACATATCTGAAGTAACAGCTGTCATTTTTCCAGGGTCTGCAAAATTTTGAAATTGAACTGGACCTGCACCATATCCTGTAGCTGTTTCTGCTAAAGCTGCGTCTGCAGCAGTTCCACTCATAGCTTCTCCTATTCCTGAACCACCATAACCACCCATACCACCTGAGATAGCTCCCATTAAAGGGTCATCTCCTGATAATGCAGCAATCCCTGCACCTGTTAAAGCTCCTGCAGCAACAGCAGAACCAGCAGTACCAGCAGACCCAGCTAATAATGTTCCTCCAGGTCCAAACGCAGCTCCTGCGGCTATCGGTGCTAAGGCTTTAAAAATATTTCCTAGGCTCATAAGCTTATAATAATCCTTTTATATTTATTGTATAGTATCATCATTTATTTCCTTAATCTACAGCTTCTGCACCTGATATGTTAATTGTCAAGCCTGTTGCACTACCTTTAAACTGTAAAGTTTCTGACTCATTCATAATCTGAGTTCCCTTCCATTGAAACGTAGTATTTGCAGCTATGCTAGATGCATTAAATAAAGCATTAGTTGTTCCTGCAGTACCTTGGTCAGGCACTAAACTTAAAAATAAAGTAACTGCACTACCTGTAGTATTACATACGGTTATATCTTTTATATAAGTACGAGTCCCAGTAGGGCAAGTATAGATAGCCAAGAAAGCTGTAGTGCTTGCTGCTTGGGCTAATCTTATTGGTGTAATCTTTTGAAATGCCATTAGTTGTCCCCCAACCAATTCAATGTATTTAACGCATCTACACTTTCTTTTACTTGATTATTATTACCATCTATTGAGTTAAAGTATAAACGCAACTGATTTACTAACTGTAGTTCTTGCCCTGCATCATATTCTGCTGGTGGGTTAGCTAAGTTAGGTCCTTTGGTTGATGGTATGTTTGATGACATTAGCCTCTCCTACCGTCTGGTCTAAAGTCTACTCGTGTAGTACCAAGTTGCCATTGTACACCCACATCTTCACTAGCTATCTTAAAGTTCATCTGTCTGCCTCTGGCTCTAACAAATACTTGATTGGTATATTGGTCAATACTAGCAGTAGTTACTACATCTCTTGACAGAGTATTACCTGTAACATTAGAAGTGCTTACTGCAGCTCCTGGGAAGTTTCTAACTCCTACAGTTACTTGAACTTCTGGTGTTAGTGTTGTACCTTGTGCGGTTGCAGTATCAGAGTTAGTGAAGTTTACATCAGGTATGACTCTCTTAGTTAAAACAAAACTATCCCCATCTTCTATACCCATATCTCCTGATTCAATAAATGCATTAATAGCTGTTGGGCTATCACCAGGAGCAACTACGTTATCTTTACCATCTTCATGTTTATATACGTATCCATTAAAAGTAGCCAATGGAAATTTAATAGTTCCAGGATTAGCCCATGCAGTTCTAGTTAAGTTGCCATAATACCAAATCTTTTCTTCATAGTTATATATCACGTATCTGTCTATACTGTTAGAACCACCTGAACAATAAAACCAAATTATTTCGTTAAACTCACTATTGACACCTGCAAAGTTTAAAAAGCCGTTTTCTTTATTCATATCTTCAAACACGTATTGTTTTAAAGTACACGGCAGAGTACTAACTCTACCATCATAGGCGAAGAATTTATCTACTCCCATCCAGTAAACAACGTTGTTTGCCTCAGCCACTACTTTAGGAGCAATAATATTTACATTGTCACTAATTTCTTGTATAGCAAATACTTCTTCTGTACCTAAAAATTGTAGTGTAGAGAGAGCAATATCAGTAAAGATAAGAACCTCTTGTCTAGTTCTAAATCCAGTAATAATTTGAGAGCCTTGTTTTACTCGTATAAACCCTGCACTGTTAGTAAGCTCAGGTTTCCACTCTGTAGGCTCTGGTCCTGTAGTAGCATCTACATTAGCAAATCTAATAAGCATTGGGTCGAGAGTTCCTGAGTAAACTACTTTAACATAAGTTCCTACTGGACTTGCACTGCCCCCTGGGTCATAGGGTAATGTATAAGTAAAGGTAGTACTTGATGGTACAGTTAATACTTGAAATTCACCTTGATAAGCTGATGGTGCTTGACCATCAAATTGAACCCAATCATACACACTTAAACCATGTCCTGAACCTGTAGTTACTGTTGCAGTTGTACCAGACCTAGTAATACTAGATATAGATATTCCTGTTGTAGTGCTACGACCAAAAGAAGTACAACTAAGAGCTAGTAAATGTCCACTTGCTGCAAACATTACTTTACCTACTTGTTCTGGCACTGCTCTTGAGCCAACTATAGTATTAAGTTGTACTGCACGATTAGTGATATTAGCGTCATACTCAAAGAAAAATATATCTGAGTCTTGTATGTTATATATAACATCATTATTAAATTGGTCTTGGAATGTTAATCTAGCTGGGATAGCGATAGCAGTAGTTGCACTGGAACCCCATGTGCCTCTATTCCATGTACCTGCACCCCAACCATAACCAAAAGTTATAGTAGAAGAACCAATAGGGTATTGAAAAGCTGCAACTATGCTTGTACCACCACCTGCAGAAACTGTAGATGTGGCTGCTGCAGCCACTGTAATCTCAAAAGTATTACTTGTAACACTAGCTATTTTAAACTCTGTATTTAAGTTAGCAGCTGTTACACCACCAACTGCAGCAGAGCCACTAAAAGTAACATAATCACCCTCTGAGCCACCATGTCCTGTTATGGTGACTACCACTGTGGTTGACTCATCAGTAGTTTTAAAACAGTTGTCTGTAGAAGAAGTTGTTGAAGTTGTAAAAGTGGTTCTCAAAGGAGTTATGTCAGTAAGAGCAGTTCCTTTAAGAATATAATTTTTTTCATTAGTAGCAATACTAACTAATTCATTACTATCTGTTGTGCCGTACTGTATAATACTATTAGCATCGCCCACAAAAGGAGTTATATTAATTGGAGTCCAACCACCTATTTTTTCAGGATAACCTTGTCTAAATCTTATCTTATCGCAAGAATACCAACTGCCTTCAGAAGAGTAATTACTTCTGTCTCTGTTTATTCCTGGTTGAAATATAAGCTTTTTTAGTGCCATATTACTTTTCTCGCATTAGTTCAAAATGAGGTCCATCTTTAAATGATTTCCACGAACCACCCCATACATAAGGGGTATTAGTAAGTTTTGCTGCTTGACTAAAAGCAACATTAATTGTTTCATAATCTTCAAACTCCCAAGATACTGCACCATCTTTCCATGCATACACATCTACCGCATGTCCTGTAAGATGCCTTGAGTTCATAGTTTGACTTTTACCTGTGTCATATAATATCTGTTGTCTATCTCTAGTACGCATTCCTTCTGATATACCAAAGTCTATAGTTGATAAACCTATGGCATTCTTAACTAACTTCTGTAAATCAGGATTTACTTCACTTAGTTTAGCTAATGATTTCTTAGATAATTTAAACATCACTAAACCTCTAGCCTTTCTTTGCCATTATCTATTATACAAGTTTCATTAGTTTCCATCCAAACTTTTGCACCACAAGATAGTGGTTTATCAGGAGAATATACAACTCTTGATGCTCCTTTTATTTCAACTGTATATCCGTATATATTTTGCTTTGAAGTTTTAACAGTTATAACAGGCTCTCTTTCTCCTGTTTTTGCATTTCTTTTCATAACATGTTGATTAACGTGTATTCTTTTTATCATCACTTAGTAAATTTTCCTATTGATTTAAGTCCAAAAGAAGCACCAATACTAGCCATTATAGACCATTGTAACCATTCTGGGAATGTAGCTAAAAACTCAATACCTTTAGCAATATGAGGTTGAAAGTATGGGATAAAGCTAAAAATTATTATAGCAATGAAAGTCAGCGTCCATGCTTCATCCTTCCAGGAATCGTCAGAAGCCTTTGCCATAGCGGTTTCCCACTCGACTTTACCTTCTGCTACTTTCTTTTGCACTGCTACTTTAGCATCTATTTCTGCAATTTTTAAATTACTTTTAGCAACCGATTCTTTACTTTTATGTTCAAAGTATCCTCCAACCGCTTTACTTAAACCACTAACAACTAATCCAATCACATTATACTCCTATATTAATTATATCTTATTTTATCTTAACGTTAGCATAAATGCATCTTTTAACTATTTTTTGCTTGCCAGTTATAAAAATGAGTAATACCAAATCTACCATAACCATATGGTATATTTTTCTTTGTTTTTAACGGTGTAACCTCATGTTGTATATAACTAGGAAAAAATAACATGCGGTTAGGTATACATTCAATAGTCGCATCAATAGGTACAAGTTTAGTATTGCCTCCAAAAAATTTCTTTGGTTCTTTGTACATCCATATTAAACAAGTAAACTGAACGCTATCATGGTGTGGTTTATAGTAATGGTCTTTATCATAATAACCAATAAATGTAGAATCAGTATTTGTGTTAATAAAATTACTGTGGTGTAAAGGCATAGTTTCTTTAATAATATTATGAAAATCTTTACTTCTTTGTTTATACAGTCCTCTTACAATCGGAGACATTTGTTGTCCTTTGTCTGTATAATAGTCCCAAAGATGAAAACGAAACGCATTAGATTTTGCTACTCCATCATCTCTTGCAACAGGACTTTCTTTGTCGTCTGCTTTTTCATATTTAGGTTGAGATAAATACATATTTAATTCATGCCATACAGCAGACAATTCATCTTGAGTATACCAGTTATCTATAACCAAATAAGGACACTCTTTTTTTTGATTATATATCTTTACATCCCAATCTTGTTTAACTGATTCTATAATTGCACTCATGTTTTACTTTTATACCTACCATCTCGTTTACATAATCTTTTAAAAGGAATTAGCCTACCTTTGTATTCAACAACAACTTCGTGCATTTTTCTACCCATAAATTGTATAGTATATACAGGCTTATCACATTTTATTAAATGCAATGTATCCCATTTAACAATATTAACCCAACGATATTTGTTAACTTCTAATTCTTTTTGTCCAGGCACTCTGACATACTCTGTATATTTACCCCACAAAAGAAAAGCAATAAAGTTACCTTCATGGTCATGCATGACTTGTTCAACTGGTAGTATCTTAGAAAAAAAGAAAGCAAAGTATGGAGACCAGAATCCCCATCTTAATAACGTTGCATGATTAGTTCTTGTAATTACATGAGATGGTCCTATACCCCATTCAACTCCATTAGCCATTACGTCTCCTACAAGTCTTTAAGCAAAACCTTATCAAACCCACCGCTCCCATCAGATTTAGGAACTAAAACATATTCTTTTATGTTAGCTTTGTTTACAGCAGCAGCAATACGATTACCATGATTATCTGTTTGTGGTTTAACTAATTCTGTATCAGATACATTTGTAATTTCATTTACATAATCTCCTGTATACTCTGTATAGATATCTTGATTATCTCCATATACACAATAGTGTTCTGGTTTAAAACAGCCAAGAACTTCTACTAATTCTTTACTTGCATTAAATTGAAACTTAAATAAATCGTCATCTACTCCGTTTGGCCTATCAATATCTACTTTTGTTGTTTTAGATATAGGCATAACAATATCTGATTTTAAAGATTGTGCCCATGTATAAGCATCTTCTGTTGTACCTCTTACATAGATAGCTTGTGTATTAAGTAGTGCATAGTTTGCATCTACATGGTCAGTTATATAATCAACTCTTAGATTATCAGGCACAGTAACAACAGGTAATACCTGTCCTTTTTTATAAACTATTTCTATTTTTTTTGTAGCTGTATCTAAATCATAAAAATACTTTATAAAATTCCTTTCATATAAAACATCATTTTGCATAGCTCCACTATCTTTATTATCAGCCTCTGTACTACAGTTATGTACACTATACTTGTTGCCTTCCATTGACACACCCCATATATTAAATGACCATGGATAGACCTCATCTGGAAATACTTTTAATATTTCATTTTTTATTTTTACTGATTCAGCATCATCTGTACCAGCTAAATAAGTTCTATGCTCTACTTTTTTATTTCTTACCCATATTCTATATAACGTTGGTTTACTACTCATTATGATACTGCTCCCTGAACATTACTGTTACCATCTTCCCATGTTAATGAATTACCAGCTAAATTAATAGCTTTACCTGCTGCTCCACCAGCTCCGCCAGCTCCGCCAGCACTTGCTTTATTCGAAGTACTTAAAAATCCTCCTGCTGCTCCAGCTTGACCAGCAGCACCAAAACCACCACCGTTGCCACCTGCTCCATTTTGTGCATTTGTTCCTATACCCTGCGTAAGATTTGTACTTGCACCACCAGCACCAGCAGCACTTACACTACCAGCCTGTCCAGCATTTCCTGTTACATTTGATTGATTTGCAGTACCTTGTGTACCACCAGAACCAGCAGCACCACCATTTTGACCAGCACCACCTCCGCCACCAGCACCAGATGCTGTTTGGTAGCTAGTAGTACCTTTTCCTGATGTAGCTATTGATGCATTTCCTCCACCACCGCCACCACCGCCAGCACCTCTAATAAAACCACCATTGTTTTGAATTGTAGTAGCGAAACCTAAATTAAGTGCTGAACCACCAGCTCCTCCTGCTGCTCCAGCATTTGCCTGATTTGATGCTCCACCAGCTCCACCAGCTCCACCAGCTCCACCAGCACCTACGATTTGACTGTTGTTAATAATTTTAACAGTATCACCTGATGCCCATTGGCTACCTGTATCTAGTGCATACTGACCGCTAGATGCAGAACCTACAATAGCTTGTACGGTAAGTGTTACATTAGATATACCAGCAGAGTACGAGCCTCCTTTGTTAGCAAATATATTATAGTTTTGTGTAGTTGATGAAATAGTTAAAGCTATATTTACGACTGCTGATGAACCATAAAATTGTGACATAGAAATAGTTCCGCTACTTGGAATATTGCCAGAATCTCCAGTTGTACCAGATGCAACATTACTACCACCAGCATAATATTCAGACATTGATATAGGGTTACTACCCCCAAACTCTGTTTGAATGGCTGATAATGCTAACGACCCTGAACTTGGTATTGCCATCTATTTTCCCTTTTTAAGTTCGTCTATTTCGGCTTTTAAATCTTTTATCGCTTCAATAAGAAGTCCGACCATATTGCCATACGCAACTGATTTAATTTTATCTTCTGATTTATCTTCTCTAACTACCTCTGGAGCTACTTTTTCTACTTCTTGAGCTATCACACCCATTTGTCTTTCGCCATCAGCATCGATTCTATCAAAAGTAACACCACGTATTTGACATACTTTATCTAAAGCATCTGGTATTGTTTCTATGTTCTCTTTAAGTCTTTTATCTGAGAACGCAGTCACATCATTATTAAAGGTTGCTGCTCCAGCAGCACTCATATCTAGCACCATAGCTGAAATAATACTTCCCCCATCATTTCCACCCAGTATAAAATCTTTGTCTTGCACAGAAACATCCATTCTAAAGTTTGAGCTATCGTTGTTAGCTATTTTTCCAATTAATGTGCCAGCATCTTTAAATAAAACATCACCACCATCAGCATCTAAGATAATATCTCCAGCAACATCAAGTGTTAAATCACCTGAACTTAAGTCAATCTCTGTACCATCAATGGTTATATTATCTACGACTACACCAGCATTCGCAGTTACCGCTCCGCTAAAGGTTCCCGTAGTGGCTGTTACTGAACTATTAAATGTAGCCGCTCCTGCTTCACTCATATCTAATGTTAATGCTGTTATGTTAGAACCACCGTCATTTCCTTGAAAAATCATATCTTTATCACTAACTGCTGCTCTAATAGTTAAGTTACTACTACCCATACTAATTTCGCCTATCTCTGTAGTAGCATCATCAAATAAAATAGAGCCACTATCAGAATCTAAAGTAATACTTCCTGCTACATCTACAAGTAATGAACCTGTAGATAAATCAATCTCTGTGCCATCAATAGTAATATTATCTACTGTTATACCACCGTTTGATTCTAAAGATGTTACAGCGGTAACTGCATCAACAACATTAGTGCCGTTATTGTATACCCACATAGTTTTACCTGATGGTACTCCAATTCCTGAACCAGAAGGAGTCTTGACAGTGATAATATCAGCTGTACCGTTGTGAACTAAGTAATTTTTTTGTATTGCTGGAACAACTAAGTTCTGTGCTCCACCTGATGTACCTGTTAAATTAAGTCTTAGATGACGAGCTGATTGTGTAGCGTTTGAGTTTGATAAAGTAAGAGTTACTTGACCGCTTGAAAAAGGTACATCCACAGTACCTACAATAGCTTCTTCTAAAGCTGTACCTAAATTAGTATTAGTAGTTGTACCCCAACTACCTGATTGCTCACCTGTATTAATTAATTCTACTTTTAAATCTGAATATGAACTAGCCATTTCTTTCTCCTATTAGCTTGATTTACCTGCTAATGGAACACTTGTAACGTGAATTTTGGTATGTCGCTTTCCATTCCACGTGGCACCACAATCTGAGCAAGTCCCTGATTTATATTCCTCTGCATCTACACTCATTCCACAATTAGAACACTCTAGATGTACTTCATATTTACATTGTATTATACCACCATTTAATTTTTTTGCTTCAATTATCATGCTGCTATATCCTTCCAATTTGGTGTTTGAGATGTATCTACTAAGCCCCATACTAATGTAAATCCGTTTGTTTCACAAGTGCCACTAACACCTGTAACAGATGCTGTAGCTCCTCCTGTTGCACTTGAACTCCCAATAGCCGTAGTAGCTACTAATCCTGTTACAGGTACGGTATTGCTACTTTCTTGAGTTACTGTACCTAAAGCACTTGTTCCAGCTACGCCTGTAACTGTTATGTTTGCTTTTGCAACTGTGGTTACTGTACCTAGAGCACTTGTTCCAGCTACGCCTGTAGCTGCTGCGTTTGCTTCTGCTACAACTGCCTCTGAACCTAAAGCACTTGTGCCTGCTACTCCCGTAACTGCTGCGTTTGCTTTTGCAACTGTGGTTACGGTACCAACAGCACCTGTACCTGCTTCTCCTAAAACTTCACCTGATTTATCTCCAGTAACAAGAACAGAAGCTAATGTAGTAGTCCCAGCTACACCTGTAACAGATACACTAGCACCAGCACCAACTGTAGTGGTTCCTATAGACCCAGTTGAACTAACACTTACAGAGCCTTCACCATAAGCAAGAGCGTTCCAACTGGAGCGTCCCCATCCATCTAAAGGTACTACTATTCCTGCCATATTAGTTTCCTAATGGGTTGTCGTTAATAATATCGTATACTTTGCCAATCTCTCTTTCCATCCAAGCAGATAATTTATCTTCTATATCTCCCATTTCTACATCAAGTTTCTCTAAACTTTCCCAGACATCATCAATATTATCGCTATTAAACTGCACTCGTTCTTCAGTTGTAGTTAGTCTATCATTTAGTGTACCTGTATCACTACCAGCTACTTTACCTTCCATAGCCACTAAACGTGTGCTTAGGTCTGACATCCACCATACGAACCCACCTGCTGCTGGAACTACTGATAAGACTATCGTAAGTAGCACTGCTGGTGAAAGCATCAATGTCTTGCTCATATATCATCTCCTGTGTTAATAACACTGTTTCTTGAATTGTAATTGTTTCTGGTATAGAGGTCAATGTAACTAGGTTTATGACACTTATTTGCCCCAAGTTATCAGCGTTTGTAGTAGGCTTTTTAACTTCGACCACATCTTTTGACTTGCTAGTTGTAGTCGATTTATCAGCGACAGTTTTGTCTTTAATTGTTTCTTTTTTTGTGCTGGTTTTCTTAGTATCTTTTTTCTTTTTGTTGACACTTTTTTCTTCTTTGGCTTTTGGTTCATCGGTGCCTCCGTTTGATACGATGCTGTCATCATTTGTTTTACTCTCTGGCTCTGTCTCTTGTTCATCATTTTTTACAACCTCCATGTCTTCTTGCATATCAGGCTCTTTTAATTCTTCAGGGGTTTCTATTTCAACTATCTCAGACTCTATTTCTATAGGCTCTTCAATATTTATTTCAGGTAGTTCTTGAATCTCTTGAATTTCTTGTACAGCCTCAATTTGAGGAGCAACTTCTATAGCTTGAATTTCTACAGTGGGTACACTGATAGGCATATTTATACTAGCTATTTCTACAGGTGCATCTATTGACATATCTGTAGGTATATCCATGTTCATATCAATACCGATATCCATATTACCTATTTCAGGAGTTAATTCAATAGTTGGTATTTCGGGCATTATTTGAACATCTTGTATTAAATCTAAAGTAACTTCAGTAGATAAATCTATAGTGCCAATCATAGTAGGTTCAATAACAACAGTCTCAACAACAGTCTCAACAACAGTCTCAACAACAG